CTCGACCTGGTTGATGGTGATGGTCATCTCGTTGAGCGCGCCCACCATCTCCGTCCACACGGCCTCCGGCACAGTGCCGACGATGTTCTGGCGCGCTTTTCCGCGCACCTGGCGCAGGCGGGTGTAGCCGATCAGCTTGCTGTAGCGGTTGATGTTGTCGCGGACGATGTCCAGCATCACCTCAGGGATGCCGAGGGCTGCGCCGGACACGGCGCGCTGCTGGCCGAGCATCTCACGGGTGCGGGTCAAAAATGCGGTGACGTCCTCGCGGGCAAAAAATTCGTCGCGCTGGGCGTAGGTCATGCCGTAAAAACGGCTGCGGGCATCGCCGCCCGCGGTGTTGGTAGGCATAGTGTTGTGTGCTCCTCTCTCAGTATGATGTGTGGGGTTGGTGTGGGCTGCGCTGCGGGCCTCGGCGGCGTTGGCTTCGGCGGCCTCGATCTGCTCGGTCAGGCTCGCGGCATCCGCCTCGGCGGCCTCGATGTCTGCCGTCACCTTGTCGCGGTCCGCCTCAAACTCGCCGATCGCCGTCTCGCATGCGGCGCGCTCGTCATCAGTCTGGGCCGCCTCGATGTCTGCGGCCAGCTCGCTCTCGCGGGTCTCCAGCGCCGCAGCCTGCTCACGCAGCTGTGCAAGCGTCGCGTTGACGGCGGACAGCCTATTGCGCAGCAGCAGTACTTTAAGTGCCATTGTTGTCTCCTCCTGTCAGTCTAGTTTTCATCTTGGTTTTCCACGCCTCGGCCTGCCGGCGCTGGATCTCGGCGAGATCCGCATGGCGGGCTTTGACGGCGGTCTCCTCGTAGGCCGGGAAAGTCACGACGGAGACCTCATACAGCGGATTTACCTTGGTGATCTCCCAGCGGCACTTTCCGCCGCCGAGATCCACAAAGGTCTCCTCCTCGATATCAAATCCAAACGAACACTGATCGACGTCACCGCGCTGGACGCGCGCATAGAGGCTCATGGCGTCGGTGTCGGCTCGATTGATTTTGATGCTGCCCCAAAGGCCGCGCGCATCCTCGCGCAGCTCCAGCGTGCCTGCTTTGGTGCGGCCAAGCACAAGCCGCGTGTCGTGGTCGATCAGGGCGCGGATGTCGCCGGACAGACATCCGGCAAAAGCGCCCGGCTTGACGATCTCCGTCGCGTCGTCCCACAAAGTGTACGGGCTGTCAAAGACGGCAAAGTATCCCTCGATGATCAGCTCGTCTCCGTCCTCCCGTGTGCAAAACTGCTGCGGGATGCTCCGCAGCTGCCGGCCGTGCCGGCTGTTGATATCAGGCATCTGCGCCCTCCTTCTGCTGATCCTGGATCAGCTTTTTTTGATTGCCGATCATCTCGGCGGGGATGTAGTTTTCCAGCATGATCAGCTGGTCAAGGCCCTTTTTGGGCGTCATGCTAAGCCAATCTCGCGCCTCGTTGCCTTCCATCAGTCCGAGTGGATAAAGATCGCGCACGACTCCGGACAGTTCCGTCAGGCTGTAAGCGTACAGGCTGCGAGGGTTAAACTTAAAGTACCGGCTCGGTGACAGCAGCAGTTTTTTCGTCAGCTCCTGCTGGATCGCCGTTGCGATCTCCATCACGGTCGACCGGATGTAGTTGTTGTAGGCAGTCTGGTCATAGTCGCCAACGCCGAGCAAAAAAGCCGGGACGTGCATCACGCTGGCGACCGTGCGCTTGTCCAGCGTCACGGCATCGTTGATTGCCAGGTCCTGCAGCGACAAAGGCTTGATCTGCTGCACGTCCATCAGGTCCGCCTGCACCACCCACGGCTCTCCGGCCTCGTCGGTGCTCAGATAATCGTCCAAAAATTTGCGGCGGCCCTCTTTGCCGGCAAACTCCTCGGCGACGCCGTCCACGCGGACGATAATGGAGGGCTTCCACTTTTCGGACATAAAGCCTTTTTTGGTCGCTGCTGCCTGCTTGAGGCCTGCGGTCACGTCGCGCAGCTGCACCCGGTAGCCGGTGCCGCGCCACGGATAGGCCAGATCCGGGTGGAGCACAAAGTGCAGCACCTCGTCCGGTGCAAAACTGCGCCCGCGCCACTGCACGACGTAGCTGTCGCCGACCGGCTGCGCGGTTGCATTCGGCATCGGCATCAGGTCGTCCAGATATCCGCCGGTCGTCACCGGCAGCACAAAGGCGTTGCCATCGCCGGTCGTCAGCATTGTGCGCACGATCCACTCAATCCACGTTTTGCGCGTGGTCAGCCCGTAGGGATTGATGTCCACCTTGTTCGCCAGCGCATCGCGCACGCGCACGTCGCCCGCCTTGGTGTTTTCCATTAGGTGGATTGTCATGCTGGAGACGCTGCCGGCGATCGCATCGACCGCCGCGGCGACCTCCGGGCAGTCGATCAGCCGAGTGTAGCCGGGCACCTGCATCGCAGACCCGTCTCTGCCGACGATCCACCCGATCAGGCCGCCGGCGCCTCGCTTTTTGGCCGCCTTGCGGCCAGCGAAAAGTCTCATATCTCACGCTCCTGTCATGCAAACCAGCCAAGGTCTTTGGCTGCTTTTTCAGAGTTTTCGAGCATCCGAATTGCCGCAAAGACGGACGCATCAAAGACGTCGATGCGCAGCGTCTGCTCGATCTTCTCATATTGGATCATGTCGTCCGTTTTTTCGATAGCTCGGACATTTTGCACGCAGTACTCATACGGCTCGGCGTGGAGGTAGTACAGCAGGCCGTTTTTTGCCGCGGCCTCGATATGCCGGAAGCCCTCCGACTTTTTGTAAAAGTACTGCGGCTGGTCGATGATCTTAAAGCCGGCCTTTTTCATGCCGGCGAAGTATTCGCGGCAAAATTTTCGGTCATGCCCGACCTCGGCGATCTTAAAGCCCATCTGCCGCATCCGCACAAACCAAGCGACGATCTCCGCGTGATTGACGGACTTGTCGTTGCTCATGCTCAGCCAGCCGTCCTCCTGCCAGCCAAACAGTGGGATGTTGTCCTCCTCAGCCTTGACGGCCGCTGCCGTGATCGGAAACCAACAGTGCGGGATGATGATGTTGACGCCCTGATACACGCCGTACAGGCAGGCCGCCGTCAGGTCGTGCAGCTTGGACAGGTCCGCGCCGCCGTACCACTTGATCGGCAGCTTTGCCAGCTGCTCGATCGTCCAGTGATATTTGGCATCCGACGCCCGGAACTCCGCGATGTTAAAGTAGGCCCGCATCGCGGACGTATAGACATTCAGCGACTTTGCAAAAAAGTCCTTGCGCTGCTGCGGGTCGTTTTGCGCCTGCAGCGCGTCGGTCATGATGTCATTGGGGCGGATGGACTCCCCATAGGCGGGGTTGGCCATGCGCTGCACGTCGGCGTTGGTGTAGTCTACGTTGCCGGACTCATCGACCGGCGCAGCCGCGATGTACACAAAAAGCGCATCCGCGTCCGCGGACTTGATCGTGCCGTTGAGGATCTGCCGGCAGTACTTAAGCCGGTGCCCACAAAAGCTGTTTTCGCGGTCGCCCGCCGTGGAGATGCCGATGACCAGCTTGTTGGTGTACGCCTTGGTCGCCTCTTTGAGCACGTTGTACTGCTTGGGCGACTTGTAGGCGTGCAGCTCGTCGGCGATGATGATGTTGGCGTTAAAACTATCCTGCTGATCCGGGTTGGATGCCAGCGCGTTGATGTAGATAGACCCGTCGCCGACGCTGCCGGAGATGCTGCGCTCTGCGTTGTTGTCCAGGATGCGCAGCCCATTGGGGTCGTCGTCCTGCGACAGGCCGAGCCGCCGGACGTTGTAGGCCAAAAATCCAAAAGACTCCAGCGACTGCTTGAGCGCAGCAGACACGATGTACACCTTGGACCCGGACGGCGACTCGATCAGCGCCAGCGCCCAGGCGAGCGCGGCCGCAAACGTCGTCTTGATGTTTTTCCGGGGTACAAAGATAAACGCCTCCTTAAACCGGCGTTCGTCTGTGCCGGCAAGGTAAAAGCCAAGGAGGTTGTACACGCAAAACTTGTGATACGGCAGGAGCAAAAACGGCTGTCCGCGGAGTGGAGTGGCGTCCAGCCGCTGCCCCTGCTGGTGGCACAGCATAGTCTCGATCAGCTCGATCGCGTACTCCGCCTCGGCCGGCCGAAAATCCCAGCGCGGGTCGGCAAGATCCGTGGCGAAGCGCTCGCACGCCTGCCGGATGTCCGGGCAGGCAAGGATCGTCCCGTCCAAGCAGCCGGTGACGTAGGCAAGGACGTCCGCGGCGTTGCGGTGATCGCCGAGCTGCGTGCGCAGCAGGTCTGCATCCGCGCCGGTCATTTCCCGGCCCTCTCTCGTGCCTCGGCGAGTGCGCGCTCCAATGCGGTCGGCCCGGTCGGTGCTGCCTTTGCGTTTCCAAGCACGCGCCGCTGGCCGGTCGGCGTCAGACCAAGCTGCGCCGAGATGTCGACGATCTGCCCTCGCAGCCCCTCGACCACGGAGTAGTACGGATCTTTTACCGCGTTGGTCGCTCCGCTCTTGTTGGTGTACTCGGTCACAAACTCGCCGCCGTTCGCGCGCCAGTCGCGCT